GCCCCATGATTGTGATAATTGATAAACGTAAAGACAGCCCACTCAAAGGTACACCCCTTATTGATATTCCTTGGGGTACAGTCTTCAGTGGCAGGATTGGCAGTCATCATGGAATATGGTTAGCCACTGCATTGGGTGTGGTTCAATTTAAAGATGCAGGATCATCATCATTCTCAGCTGAAGAAAATAAGAAAGCTGATACAGAATGCATCAACTATAAGCCCCACATTACCACTTTAACCATCGAATGAATTAGCACTAACCATTGTTCAACCCCCCTTAATATGTATTTTTAATGGGGGTCAAAGAATGGAGAGAGACCCCCCTAGACCCCCCATGTTTGAAAGTGTCCAAAACACCACTCTTCATACCCTGACCCCCCTTTGGTTTTGGGGGTACGGGGGGTCAAGGAATGGATAGTCTTTGTTCTGAGCGTTTAAATGAAGATAGCACTATTCACTCCTATACCCCCCTATATATAGGTGTTTTATTACACAAGGGGTATGGATTATTACTGAAGTGTAATGAAAGTCTATATATATACCCCCCTCAAACAATGGATAGTGTCTTTCGTTAAAAAAGGATATTAAGAATGCTTAAAAGTTACATTGGATTTTTACTAATCGGAACAGTGATCTTGGCGATTGCAGCAGGCTTTGATAAAGGCCCCATCTGGTGTGGGTATGTCTTTGGTGCTGGCATGATGCTGCTTGGTGTTTTATCATGGATCAACTCGACAGTTGTTGTATTCAAAACCAGTGGTGATGGGCTAGCCAAAGCATTGGACAATATCACCAAAACTAGAAAGGCCAAGTGATCATGGGACCAGAACCAACTAGAAGAAAGAAAGCAAGCTTTGGCACACTGATGCTCTCAGCAATGTTTGGTGCTAGCAGCCCACACTTACAAGTGCCCTTGCCCAAATCAAGATATCGAAAGCCCAGGCAACAGAAATGGTGGTCAATGTCGCTACTCTCATTGCCTGTGATGAAACTGCTTAAATCTGAAAACAGTAAGATTGATGAGGCACGCATTGCCGATCTTGAAAGAAGAGTTGAGCATAAGAAGAAGCTGGCAAGAGAACACCTTGAGGCTGGGCGCGATGGCAAAGCAAACAAGATGGCCAATCGAGCAAGAGCCAATGAGCGTGAAATCAAAATAATTGAAAGGCGAGCATGATGCTTTTGAATGTCAAAACCACTTACACCACTCATATAGAAATCACTGGCCCTTGGGATGAACGAGAAGAAGCAATAAAATATGCATTGCACAATGGCTTTAATAATCCCATAGTCACTACAGCTGAGAACAACCAGTACATGCTTGATGCTTCCAAGCCAACACCCAAGGGGCCTTGACATGGGTTTGATATTTCCAAATGAACAGAAGAAGATGCTGACTGAATTACTCGCTGATGAGTCAGACACCATGAATGATTGGGAAGTAAAATTTCTTGAGTCAGTTGATGTGCAGCTTTACCCATTGACTGGTGATCAGATCAGGACACTTAAGAAAATTTGGGATAGAGTATTCAACTAGAAAGGATCGCTAGCATGCAAATTGAAATACACAAACCCGTAACCGTTAGCACGCTTGATGATCAATGGGTTGAAATCCTTGACACCAAAGGTGAAACAGTTGCTCTGCGTATGGTTGATGATATTGAATATGTTGATGAAGAAATTGCGATTGCTCAATACATTGCAGACGCCATCAACGCTTACAAAGGCTGACTCATGAGCAAGCCAGACTTCATAGTGGGTGCCCAGGTATTTGATGAGTTTAAGTCTCTCGCCATGGAAGCAGGGCAGAAAATCAAATGCAAGGGATACAGTATGATCCTTGAGGATGGCTTTGTGATCAGGGTGAGCCCACACCTGAAACCTGATGAAGTTGTTGCTGAAACTCCAAGAGCGGATAAAGCTCTTAACACTATTTTGAAAAGGTATCTCAATGATGAACAGATTAATGAAATTAGTGATGATGTTGACAGTGCTGGCCTGTAGTGGGTGTATGACCACAGGTGCTGTTGACTGGCCAAGGGTTTGCAATGAGATTGATGGTGCCACTGCAGTTGCTACGGATTACCAAGCACTCACAGAGCCTGCATCAAGAGAGCATGAAGCACTAGGGCAGGTAATCAAGTATGGCAGTCAAGCCTCTCAAGTGGCCTGTGCTGTCGCTGAAGTTGATGAGTCTGGTAAGAGGGCTCGGGTGCAGGCTCTGCTTAATGAAGGGCTCAGGGTAGCTGATGATCTAATTGAAAGCATTTCTGATCCGAAGAAGAAAAGGCAGGCTCAGTTGGCTTTTATTGTTATCAAGATTGGCTTGCGTCGTGCAGGTTTTCAGCTAGAATGAAAGCTCATGGGTGATTGACATTTGAGCAATGGCCTTGCTCTCTTGTCGTCGTTTCTGGTTGGGGGGTTGCTTAGGCAGCCCCCTTTTTATTATCATGCACTGATGATTTACTTAATTGCTCAAGAAGCTGTGAATGGTTGGGTGCAAGCTGGTGTGGTGGTGGCCATCATCACTGTGGTACTTGATCGGGTGTTTGCATTGATCAAGCCTCTTATCCAGAAAAGAAATGGTAATGGGGTTGGCTGTGAGGCAGCTATCCAAATGAGAAGCGTATACTTGAGAGGCAGAAAACCTGAGCAAGCCCTGCTTGATGAGCAGGCAAAAGATGATTCATTTAAAGCAATGGCTAAGGATATCAGTGAAACCAAGGATGAGCAGAGGCGTACCAGATACTTGGTTCAAGCTGATCTGGCACATAGAATGGGGTGCAATCCCAATGATTTAGACCCCAATAAAACTGGCGTTGGCATGCCTGCTATTAATCCTAAAGACTGAAAGGCATTTACTCATGGTGTACACTGGCAAAGGATTGTTTGTTCAATGTCCAGGTTTAAAGCCTGTTCATGTGCGTTGGTCCCTATCAGTTATCGAAAGAGGGGGTATACGCCATTTGATTGATGGTCAAGGTAACTGGCTTTATAGTGTCTTTGATAAGCGTGCATTTATTGGCACTGCTCAAGACCACATCTATAATGATTTGTTAAACAAAACTGACTAAAAATGCATATTAAAAAGAAAAGAAAGAAGCGTAAGGATAAACCTGGGCGTGATAAGAAGCCTGTAGGCTCAATCGTCCAACACTTCACCAAGACAACGCGCGAGTTATTCTTACGAGCCCTAGCCTTTACTGGCAATGTCACCCACTCAGCTATTACTGCTGGTTTCACAAGGCAGGCTGTGTATCAAGAGCGCCGAAAAAATGAAGCCTTTGCAGCTGAGTGGGATAACTCATTACAGGTGTCTCATGATGCTCTTGAATATGAAGCGCGCCGGCGCGCCATGCATGGAACCGATAAGCCTTATCTGTATGAAGGTGAAGTTGTACACACTGTCAAAGAGTACAGCGACAAGCTCATGATGTTTTTGCTCACAGCGTACAGACCCACCAAGTTTAATAACCGCTTGGTGATGGGTGTTGATGACTCAGTAAGAGAGCTTCAGAAAGAAAGGCTGGTTGTTGAAAAAGCGCTTAATGATCCTGAGTTACTCAAGGCATTGCGCGCAGTTGATGAGCGGGTAAAGCATATTGAATGTACTGTTGGTGAACCAACTGAAACAATCGTTGAAACCAGAAAGGAATGATGATGCATTGTTGTGAAATCGATTGTGATAAAGAGGCAGAGTTTGAAATACAAGGGCAGCTTGATGCTGGTGTTGGCAACACCCAAGCCTGCACTGAGCATGTAGGTGTATTACTCGGTACATGCACTTGGGTTAAAGACAAACTCAATAATCAATGGATTGTGACTGATCTTAAACCCAAGTCAGACTAAACTACTGAGTCTGTTTCAGAAAGGATTGATAATGAAGAAGACTAAGCTGAGCATCAAAATATTGTGGATATTTGTGGCTCTTTTCTCAGGTGTGTTATTGGGTTTTGCAACAGCCAACACTGAATCATCACCAGAGCTACCCCAGGCTGAAGTGATTTATAGAATCAATGCTGGCAAGGTTTACAAAATCAAAGTTGATGGGGTTGAATACTTGATTATCCCAGGCTCCATTATTAGGCACGATCCTTAATCAGGTTTGCTGGGTCTGTTCCAGAGAGGTAAGGCAATGCCTGATGAGGCCACCATACTCAATTTGATAAAAGTGTTGGGGCCTGTATGCTTCGTTTGCTTCGCGGCTATTGCTGCTTTCATGTATCACACCAAGCGCAAGTATGATGCCAAGCAGGGTGAGCTTAAAGAGCATTTGCCTGAAGGTAAGACTGAGCGAGACTATTACACAAAGCAGGCTAATGATTCTTTCAAAGTCAATCTGATGTGGAATCAGTTTAGAAAATTTACATCCCTCATTGGTGGGGATAGCAAAGACGATGAAGAAGAAGACGATTAGCCAGGGGCTGTAAAACGCTTACGATCTTTCACATCGGCCTGCACCTGGGCCACTCCTATGTCGAGTAAGTGGGTGCTAGCGGCACCACAGCCCCATTTTTTAATCTTGACACATTGATTACAGCACTGTAATGTGTTTGAGCAGGCTGGTGGTGTATGTGTTCTAGTCGCATACGCTGGGTGAAGTCATGCTTGTGGGTTCAATTCCCACTCAGTCTGTTATGGCCGCATTACCCAAGAAGCCAACAATGAAAAGCCTGCTCACACCAAGAGAGCTTGAGACTGTATTGTTGATGGCTGATGGCCACAGTGATTTTGAGATTGCTGTAGAGCTTGACATAAGCAAGAAGACAGTGCAGCAACACACCTGGGCAGTGCATCGTAAGCTGGGTATCCCATTTGGTAATGGTCGCAAGGCTAATGTACACATTACCAAGCGGGCCTTACGTGAAGGGCTAATTGATCTTGATGAAAGGGTTGCATGATGAACCTTGCACAAAAGTACATCTTGTGCCTGGGCTGTAAGCCAAAGCCAGTGCCCCTTGAGCCTAGTAAGCTTGTCACCAAAGCTGATACATCATTCCACAGGATGCTTATTGAGATACAGCAGTATCAGTTGATTAAGGAAAAGCGTAAAAGAAGAATCACAGGTAATGGCGAGTCATGGGTAATTGAAGCATGGTACATCCATACTTGGTGGACATACAAAGGCCAGTGTGATACTTGTGGTTATTGCTGGGATGAAGTGCAGCAGCTTACACATCATGAAGCTCAGGCTGGGTGTGAGCCTTATGACTGGCCTGGGAATAGTCGAGAGCCAGCCATTACGTATTTGAGCGTGCTTGAAAAAGAGAACCGGATAACAACTGAATGGGTTGACCAGCCCTCAACAGCAAAGAGAGTGGCTTGATGATTGATTACACAAAGACCAACAGAGGTGATATTCTTAAGCTTGTGGGTGCTGGCGCACCTGGGTATGCCACGATGGGTGATTTACTGAGAGTGGTTAGGGTGCATGCCAACTCTGTTACTGTTGAAGATCGCAATAGTAAAGAGTGTGAGTTTGCTTTTAATTGTGGGGCTGCAAGGCTTGAGCCTACTGAATGGAAAAATGATTTTCCACAACCCAAGAAAGACACCTGCGATGGGTAAAGGTATAAGATCATACGAGCCCACCCCATGGTGGGTGTGGGTTTTGATTGCTCTTGCTTCAATTGCTTTTGGTGTATTGAGTTGGTTAACAAAGGGGTGAGTGATGGAAGAAGTAGCAACATGCTCTTGTGGTTGTCACCAGTTTGATTAATGGCATCATAGAATGCTGCAAATGGCGCAAGAGCTTTGATCTGTTGCTTGATGTTCATCCAAGAATTATCCTAGCACCTTCACCTGGGCCATCAAGTCTATCGGGGGCTCGCACTCTGCGAACCATGTAAACCCAATGGCTGAAAGCTTCAGAGGCATGGGTAATCTGTTGATCACTCTTATCAACATTGGTGCCTGTGTCATTCCACACCACATTTTCAAAATCGGCTACAAGCCTTTCACATCTGGAATGCACCCTTACATGCCGCACAGTTTCAAAATCACAGAGGGCTTCATTGACTGAGTTGGCAAGATCGATGGGACTTGGGTGGCTTCGTGCAAAGTAAAGCTCAACAGTGATACCTTCAGCCTCAAGAGCTTGCTTCATTACATCAATACGAGTGGTGCCAGTCTCAATGCCTCTTGAGCCCCCAGCAGGATCACCATAAATCTTGACCGATGGGAAAGGCCCCACTGATTTATAGAAAGCAATGAACGCTGTAAGCATCTTCTGCAAGCTCATGCCATGACCAAAGATTTCATAGGGTACATCAAACACATCATCGATACTATCGTAGTGTCCTATCACACCATGCATGCCTGGGTTAATATTGAAGTCAGCACACAGGCACAGTGGCCTGCTTGTGTTAATCTCAACATCATCATCAATATTAAAATCTGAGTAACTGTCGTACACAGCACCCACTGCCTGCTCATGTGGATTCTGTTGATACAGTGGACCCCAGTGTACACTCATTTCTCTTTGAGTTTTCTTGAGCGCAGCGAGGCTGTATCTCTCTGGGCAAAGAGGCTCACCCTTTTTCTGATTCAGTTGTGGGTTATCAACTTCAGCAATTGCTTGAGCCTTGATGACTCGCCAGCCACCTTTGGCTTTGATGTAGTGGCTAATATCTTTCTTGTGCCAACGCTGCATGGTCATGATGATTGATGCATTGGGCTCTTTACGTGAAGAGAATGTTGTATCAAACCAGTCTTCTAATCCTTTTCTATACTTGGGTGAGTAAGCTTCTTTGCGATCCTTAACAGGGTCATCAATAATGCCCAGGTCAAAACCAAAGCCAACAATGGGGCAATTGACACCAGCACAAAGAACACCCCCACCTTCAGGTGTGAGAAACTTACCAGCAGCATCTGCATCTTCACGAAGCCTTACACCAATCTCATTGTTGCTCTTGATTTCATCGCGCACCAATCGCCCAAACTCTTTGGCAAGGATGTTGCCATAGCTACAGAGGATTATCTTTTTATGGGGCCATGTTTCAAGAAACCAAAGGCAAGTCCACACACTAGAGAGCAGAGACTTACCATGCCTGGGTGGGCCATTGAGTAATAAT